ATGACGGAGGGTGGGGTGTGCGGTTTTGCCAAACCTGCCGGAGCGGGCGTGGAATTCTGGCGTCCATTTGGTTCGAGAAGGCTTGATTTCACACTGGGCGCGGGACCGACGATCTGGCCCTTGATCACCCCCCGGCAGATCATTTATCACTACCGCAAATCCAAGCTGCGAATATTGAATCAAGAGGTGATGTTGACGATTACGTCGATACCGCTCTTCGACCGCCTGCGTCATTCCGAAGGCTTTCCAGCCGGCTTTGCCGAGCAGGTTTGCCACAGAGCCTACCTCTTGCTCCGTCATCCCAGGGCTTGACCCTGGGATCCACCCAGTTCGATGGGGATCCGGCATGGATCCCAGGGTCAAGGTCTGGGATGACGGAGGGTGGGGTAGCGGTTTGCCAAACCCGCTTGATTGCGCCGGCTTGATACAAACTCCATTCCCCTCGGGTCAGGCCTGGCGGGGCGGAGGTCGGCGGGCAGGCCCGGCAAAATGCCGAGGCGGCGTGCTGCCGCGTTCCGATCGAAGACCCCTCACAAGGAGAACTGCATGGACCCCTCGATTGCTCCGGCCTCGCGGGCCGCCGCGGTGACGCCGAACGATAGCGCCATTGTCGGGGCCCGTGCGCTCTATATCGGCACGGCCGGCGATGTGGCGATTGCGCCGCGGCGGGACGTGGATCCTGTCATCTTCAAGAGCGTGCCGGCCGGGACGATCCTTCCCGTTCATGCGGCGATTGTGGCGCTGACCGGGACAACGGCCTCCAACATTATTGCCTTGTTCTGAACGTTAGACCCCGACCGATGGGCAGGCCGACCAAGTTCAGCCAGGCGCTGGCGGAAAAAATCTGCGCGCGCATCGCCGACAGGGAGAGCCTGCGCTCGATCTGTCGGGATGAGGACATGCCGGCGAAATCGACGGTGCTGTCCTGGCTGGCGGACGAGGAGAAGGCGTCGTTCCGGGCGCGATATGCGCTGGCCCGCGAGATCATGGCCGACAGCTTCGTCGACGAGATGGTCGAGATCGCCGACAACAGCAGCGACGACTGGATCGAAAAGAAGAATGCGGCCAGCGAGACCACCGGCTGGCAGGAAAATGGCGAGGCGATCAGGCGTTCGCAGCTGCGCATCGCCACCCGCCAATGGGTCGCCGAAAAGCTCAGGCCGAAGAAATATGGCGCCAAGGTCGAGCCCGAACAGAGCGTGACCGGCGAAGTCTCGCAATTGCTGGAGGCGGTCAATGGCAGGACGCGCGGACTTCCAAGCGGCGGTTGACCAGTTTTCCGACTGGCGCTGGCGGCTGAACAATCTCTACTGGATCACCGACAAGGCGGGCAGGCGCGTCAGGTTCGAGATGAACGTGATGCAGACGAGCCTGTTCGAGGAGATGCATTATCTCAACGTGCTCTTGAAGGCCCGCCAGCTGGGGCTGACCACCTTCATCCAGATCTTCATGCTCGATGCCTGCGTCTTCAACCGCGATATCAGGGCCGGTACCATCGCCCATACACTCGGCGACGTGCAGACGATCTTCCGGGACAAGATCAAATATCCCTATGACAATCTGCCCGAAGGCATCCGCAACGCCGTGCCCGTCATCAGGACCAACCAGAGCGAATTGCTGCTCGCCAACAATTCGAGCATCCGCGTCGGCACCTCGCTGCGCTCGGGAACGCTGCAATATCTGCATATTTCCGAATATGGAAAGCTCTGCGCCAAATATCCCGAGAAGGCGCGAGAAGTCAGGACCGGCGCCTTGAACACGGTGCAGGCCGGCCAGATGGTCTTCGTCGAAAGCACGGCGGAAGGCCAGGAGGGGCATTTCTACGCGCTCTGCGAGGATGCCCAGGTCAAGCAGCGCCAGGCGCTTGTTCTGAGCGAACTCGACTTCAAGTTCCACTTCTTTCCCTGGTGGAAGGAGCCGCAATATTCGATCGCGCCCGAGGGCGTCATCATCGGCGACGCCTTCGTCAAATATTTCCGCCAACTTGCCGAGCAGGGGATCATGCTGACGGCGGGGCAGAAGGCCTGGTACGTCAAGAAGGCCGAGACCCAGCTCGGCGACATGAAGCGCGAATATCCCTCGACACCTGCCGAAGCTTTTGAGGCGAGCGTCGAGGGCGCTTATTACGCCGACCAGATGGCGATCGCCGACGCCGAGGAGCGCATCGGCGTCTTCCCGCATGTGGAAGGTTATCCCGTCCACACCATCTCCGACATCGGCATGGATGACACCAACAGCGTCTGGCTGTTCCAGGTGCTGCCCGGCCGGGTCAGGATGATCGGCTATTTCGAGCACACCGGCACCGGCATGGACGGCATGCTCGACGAGCTGGAGCGGCGCGGCGGTGAACATGGTTATGTCTACGGCGTCCACAACATGCCGCATGACATCAAGGTCAGGGAATGGACGCGCGGCGGCATGACCCGCATCGAAGTGATGCTGAGGGAGGTCAAGGCGCGTGGCCTCGGCACGGTGCGCAAGGTCGAGCGCGCCTATGTCCAAGATCGCATCAACGGTACGCGGCGCATCCTGGCAAAGGTCGAGTTCGACCAGGCCGGCTGCGCCGACGGTATCAAATGCCTGCGCAACTACCGCAAGGACTGGGACGAGGATCTGAGCGTCTTCCGCGACGCCCCGTTGCACAACTGGGCCTCGCACGGCGCCGACGCTTTCGGCGGTCTGGCAATTATCTTCACCGGCCTGGCGCCCGTACCGCTGAAGCCCGAGCGTAAGCCACTGCCGACATTCCAGACGATGACCTTCAACGAATTTGCCGAGTCCACCCCGAGACATAGCGAGCGTGTTTGATGGAAGACGAGACGATGGCTTTGGAAGGCGGGCTGCACTTGGTCGGCGCCCATTGGCAGCAGGAGCTCGAACGCGCCCAGCGCTATTTCAAGTCCTGGCACGACCGCTGCGGCAAGATCGAGAAGATCTATCTCGACCAGCAGTCGGACCAGACCAGCGCGGCCAAGCGCCGCTTTCCGATGCTCTGGGCCAATACGGCGGTGCTGCAGCCGGCCGTCTATGCCCGGGTGCCGCAGCCGGTCGTCGAGCGCCGCTTCAAGGATGCCGAGCCGGTGGCGCGCATCGCCTCGGAAATCGTCGAACGCAATCTTGCTTACACAGGCGACGAGGCCGATCTCGACTCCATCATGCGGGCGGTGCGCGACGATTTCCTGCTCTGCGCCCGCGGCACGGTGTGGCTGCGCTACGAGGCCGATTTCGAGCCGCTCGACATGGGCGTCGAACCCTCGAACCCGCCGGCCGATGGCTTGCCCGGCGAGATGGGTGCAGCCCTCGAAACGATCGCCGACGAGCGCGTCTGCATCGATTATGTCCACTGGTCGGATTTCCTGCATTCGCCGGCCCGCCGCTGGAAGGATGTGACCTGGGTGGCGCGGCGCGTGCCGATGACCGGCGAAGAGATGGAAAAGCGCTTCGGCCGTGCGGCGATGGCCTCGGGCGCGGCCGATGCTGCCGGTGCGCGCAAGGGCGAAAGCCAGGCCGAACGCGCCGAGAATGAGGGCAAGACCCATGTCTGGGAGATCTGGTGCAAGAGCGAGAACTATACCGTCTGGATCGCCGACGGCTCGCCTGTGGCGCTCGAAGTTTCCGAGCCGCCGCTGGCGCTGACGCATTTCTGGCCATGCCCGCGCCCGGCCTATGGCACCATGTCGACGAGCTCGCTGATCCCGGTTCCCGACTATGTCTATTATCAGCAGCAATGCGATGAGATCGACCTGCTGACCAGGCGCATCAACAAGCTGACCGACCAGCTGCGCCTCAAGGTCTTCTATCCCTCCGGGGACGGCGCCATTTCGCCGGCGATTGAGAAGGCGATGCGGCCGGAAAACGACATGGTGATGGTGCCGATCCCGGAATGGGCCGCCTTCACCGACAAGGGCGGCTCGAAGGCGGTGGTGACGCTGCCGATCGACGAGGTGCAGAAGGTGATCGTCGCCTGCATGGCGGCGCGCAAGCAGCTGATCGAGGACGTCTACCAGATCACCGGCATCTCCGACATCGTGCGCGGCGACACGCAAGCCTCCGAGACGGCGACGGCGCAGCGCATCAAGACCCAGTGGGGCTCGATCCGCATCCGCGACCGCCAGGCCGAGCTCGCCCGTTTTGCCCGCGACATCATCCGCCTTGCCGGTGAAATCATCTGCGATCAGTTCCAGCCGGAAACGCTGATGCTGGTGAGCGGCATCAGGCTGCCGACGATGGCTCAGAAGCAGCAGGTGCAGATGCAGATGCAGCAGGTGCAGATGGCGGCGCAGCAGCAGGCAATGCGAGCCGAGCAGATGGGCCAGCCGGCCCAGTCGTCCCCAGGAATGGCGCCGCCCGAAATGCCGCCGCAGCTGCAGCAGATGATGGGGCAGCCGACGATCGACGAGGTGGTGCAGCTCCTACGCAATGACAGCATTCGCGGTTTCCAGATCGAGATCGAGACGGATTCGACGATCGAGCCCGACGAGGACGCCGAAAAGCAACGCCGCATGGAATTCGTGCAGATGGTCGGCGGCTTCATGCAGCAGGCCGGCGCGATGGCACAGCAGTCGCCGATGCTGGTGCCTGTTATGGTCGAAACGCTGCTCTTTGCCGCCCGCGGCTTCCGGGCCGGCCGTCAGCTCGAGAGCATGCTGGAGCAGGTCGGAGGCCAGCTTTCCCAGGCGGCGAGTGCGCCAAAACCGGAGCCGCAGCCTGCGCCCGGCGAGATGCTCAAGCTGAAGACGGCCGAGGTGAAGGCCAGCGCCGAACAGCGCAAGGCCGAGCTCGGCGTCGCGCAGGCCGAGATCGAGCACCGCGCCGCAGCCGAACAGGCGCGCGGTGAAATGGCGGCGCAGGCGATCGACCAGATGCGCGCCGCCCAATCCCTCTACCAATAGGTTTGCCGGGAGCAACAGCATGAGAGAACGCTATTGCCGCGTTTGCGGCGGCTGGCACGCACTCGACAGATGGCCGCACAATTGCCTGCCGGCGCAGACCCTGGCGCGGTCGGATCTGCCGGCGCCGCATTTCGTCAGCGACAGCATCGAGATCCAGTCGATGCATGACGGCCGGCATTACACCTCGAAGGCCAAGCTTCGTTCCGCCTATCGGGAAGCCGGCGTGGTCGAGATCGGCAATGAGACGCCGCAGGCGATCGAAAAACCCAAAGCGGACCGGAAGGCGATCCGCAACGAACTGCGGCGGGTCCACGCCGAATACAACGCCTGACGCATGTCGCCCGGAAGTGTGCAGCGGTTCCGGGATAACGACATGCACAAAGGATGAAGCGGGCATCAATCCCCGAAATAGGAACTTTCCCCATGGATATGGAAGACTTCAACGAGGCCGGTAACGGCGGCGACGATTTTGACTCGTCCGGCGATAAGCCGGTCAGCATCCGCGACAGCCTGCAGGCGGCGATCGACACCGTCGACGGCAATGGACCGGGCGATCTTGCGGCCCAGCCGCGCGACGGCGAAAACGGCCGTTTCCTCGCCAAGGGGCAGGAGCAGGCCGGCGTCGACCGGCAGCAGACGCCACAGGCACAGAGCCGGGTGCAGGGCGACGAACAGCCGGCCGCCATGGCCAACCGGGTTCCGCCCGGCTGGTCGGCGGAGGCCAAGGCGCAGTTTTCAAGCCTGCCGAGCGAAGTGCAGGCGGCGATTGCCAAGCGGGAGCAGGAGGTCGATCGCGGCTTCCGCGTCCTGCAGGATTACAAGGGGCTCGAAGAATTCACCCCGATCGTCCGCCAGGCCGGCATGACCCATGCCGATGTCATGCGCCGGGCGATCGAATGGGAAAACGCGCTGATCCGCGATCCCGTCAACACCGTGCTTCATGTCGCCAAGGTGGCCGGGGTTAATCTTCACGCCCTGGTCAACGGCCGGGCAGGGGAGGCCCTTCAGCGACACGAGCAGGCAGCGCCGCAACCTCGGCCGATCAATGTCGAGGCCACGGTCGAACATGTTTTGCGCAAGAGAGACACCGAAACTCAGGTCGATGCCTTTCTTTCCGATCCGGCCAATGCGCATGCCGAAGATGTTCTCGACGACATGGTTGCCCTCATCAATGCGGGGCGGGCATCGACGCTTCAGGACGCCTACGACGCCGCATGCTGGATGCGACCGGACATTCGCCAGCAGTTGATCAGCCAGACTGCGCCGGCCTTCGTCCGAGAACAGCATGCCCAGAGGGTCGCAGCGGCAGATCAAGCCCGCCGCGCCTCGCGATCCATCTCTGGCTCTTCCGCCCCGGGCCCGACCCGCGATGCGGCAAGAGGCCAGCCCACCTCCATCCGCGACTCGCTGCGCGACGCCATGCGTTTTTCGCGCGGCCAAGTCTGATCACAGGCCAATTCTGATCAAAGGAATGATCGATGCCCATTTCGCCCAACCTCTCTGAAATCGTCACCACGACGCTGCGCAACCGCAGCGGCACGGTTGCCGACGACGTGACGAAGAACAACGGTCTTCTCACCCGTCTGAACAGCCGCGGCCGCAAGAAACCCGTCTCCGGCGGCCGCACCATCGTCCAGGAACTGCAGTACCAGGAAAACAGCACCTTCAAGCGCTATTCCGGTTACGACATCCTGAACGTCCAGCCCTCCGACGTCATCACCGCCGCCGAATACGACCTGAAGCAGGCCGCGGTCGCCGTCTCCATGTCCGGCCTCGAACAGCTGCAGAATTCCGGCGAGGATGCGATCCTCGACCTGCTCGAGCAGCGCATCGAGAACGCCGAAACGACGCTGAAGAACAACATCGCGCTCGATTGCTATTCCGACGGCACGGCCGATGGCGGCCGGCAGATCGGCGGCCTGCAGCTGCTGATCTCGACCTCGCCGACCTCGGGCACCGTCGGCGGCATCTCGCGCGCCACCTGGGGTTTCTGGCGCAACCAGAAATTCTCGGCCTCGGCCGATGGCGGCGCGGCGGCCACCAACGCCAACATCCAGAGCTACATGAACCGGCTCTACATGTCCTGCGTGCGCGGCTCCGACGCCCCCGATCTCGTCGTCGCCGACAACAACTTCTTCCGCCTCTACTGGGAATCGCTGCAGGCAATCCAGCGCATCACCTCCGCCGACAAGGGCATGGCCGGCTTCCAGTCGCTGCAGTACATGGGCGCCGACGTGATCTACGACGGCGGCTTCGGCGGCGGCGCGCCCGCCAACCAGATGTTCTTCCTCAACACCAAGTACCTGTTCTATCGCCCGCACCGCGACCGCGACATGGCGCCGATCGGTGACGAACGCATGAACACCAACCAGGATGCCTTCGTGCAGCTGATGGGCTTTGCCGGCAACCTCACCATGAACAACGCCTTCCTGCAGGGCGTGCTGTTCGCCTGATCGAACGAAAGGATCAACATCCATGACCATCGCAATTTCCCAGACCGATCGTCTTGGCGCGAACCCGTTCGTCGTCGAAGGCCCGATCGTTTCCGGCTCCGGGATTCCGGGGCCGAACTTCGCCCTCGGCGCGGTCGCCGGCGGCGACCGTGAATCCGAATGGCTCTACTGCCAGCTGGTGCTGGCCGCGCAGACGACCCTTCAGCCGGGTCAGTGGTTCCAGTGGACCAAGGATTATGTCGCTTCGCTGCTGACCACGGCCGGTGCCGTCGTCGGCCAGCGCTGCGGCGTCTTTTCCGGTGCCGCCCAGCCGCCGACGCTGACCGGCGGTCCGGTTGGCGCCATCACCCTTGCCGCCGGCACCTATTACCTCTGGCTGCAGCGCAACGGCCAGGCGCCGGCCCAGGTGGCGAGCGCAACGGCGGCCCTCGTCGTTGCCGAAACCACCACCACCGCAGGCCAGGCGAGCGCCCCGGCCTCCGCCACCGTCGGCACCAAGGCGATCGCCAACGTCAACTTCGCCGCCGCCAACCAGACGTTCACGGCCAACACCGTCAACGGCTCCAGCGTTTTGACCGGCCTTGCCGGCCTCAGCGCCGGTTCCGGCCCGTTCATCGGCGCGGCCGTCGCCGGCACCGGGATTGCAGGCGGCACGACGATTTCGGGCATCACCTACAGCCCGAACGGCGTCGTCCAGGCCATCACGCTCTCGGCCAATGCGACGGCCAACGGCACGGGCATCACCATCACGGCGACCGGCGTGCTCGAGGCGACGCTGATGCGGCCGTTCCTGTCGAAGGTGAACTGAACCTAAAGCAATCGACGGGCGCTTCGGCGCCCGCCATGGCTACTTTCAGCGCTTGCAAACCTCTCTTCCGTCATGCTCGGGCTTGTCCCGAGCATCTGCTGCCGGTCGATGCGTAGCAGATCCTCGGCACAAGGCCTGGGATGACGAGGAGGGGATGTTTCCCCCGCCCATTTCCCATCTCCCCGCCATCAACAGCGAGACCAGCATATGCCCGACAACACCGGAATCTACGCCTCCTTCAGCCTCGAACCGGTCGAGCAGACCTTCCTGACCGAGAAGGAAGGCCGGCCGATCTTTGCCGACAAGGAATTCGTCCGCATCTTCATCGCAGGCGACAAGCACACCGAAGTCTACCGCGAGGTGACGGACAACGACAAACAGCGTTTTGCCGACGCCTATAAGCGCTTCAAGGAGGGTGCAGCCGCCCGCGAGCAGCTGACCGGCACGCCGCTTTCGCAATGGCCCTATCTGAAGCCCAGCCAGATCAAGGAGCTGGAGGCGGTCAATATCTATACCGTCGAGCAGCTGGCAGCGCTTTCCGACACCGCCAAGCAGAAGATCGGCATGGGCGCCAACGAGCTGACCGCCGCCGCCCGCGCCTATCTGGCCACCGCCGAAAACTCCAGTGCCGCCTCCGCCTTTGCCGCCGAAAACGAGCGGCTGAAGGACGAGGTGAGCCGCCTGCAGGCGCAGATGAAGGAGATGGCCGTTCGCTTCGAGGCGCTCGAAAGCGAAAGCGGCAGCAAGTCCCGCGGTCGGCAAGTAGCCTGAAGAAGCGCTGACGCAAGCCGCCCCCTCATCCGCCTGCCGGCACCTTCTCCCCGCTGGGGCGAAGGGGTTATGCCGCGAGGTCTCGATTCCCTCTTCTCCCCAGCGGGGGTCCGAAGGACGGGTTGAGACCCGTGGCTCAACCCCGGTCGGTGCCCGTAGGGCGGATGAGGGGGCCACGGCACACCTTATCCCGCCGCCCCCACGCCAACCGCTCTGAACCGGAGATCCGCATGTCGCTCCTGACCATCATTCAGAATGTCTGCGCGGAGATCGACCTCGATCCGCCGACGGCCGTCATGTCCTCGGCGGATCCGCAGATCATGCAGCTGCGCATCCTCTCCACCCGCGCCGGCCGTGACCTGATGCGGGCCCATGACTGGTCGGCGCTGATGGTGCGGCGGCAATTCGCAGCGACGGGTGCTGCCCCCGAGCCGGCCGAGCCGCCCGGTGACTGGGACCGTTTCGCCGCCAATGCGCGGATCTGGAACGTCTCCCGCCTCTGGTCGCTCAACGGCCCGGTGGAGCCGCAGACCTGGCAGCGCCAGACGATCCTCGCCGCCAACCCGGTGCCGCAGATCTGGCGCATGGCGGCGGGCAGGCTCGACATCTACCCGAACGTTGCGGGCGAGACGATCAAATATGCCTATGTCTCCGGCTTCTGGGTGGCGGTGAACGGCGGCGCTGCGACTGCCGCCAACTGGGCCAACGACACCGACACGGCACTCTTTCCCGAAGAGCTTCTCGAACTCTCGCTGATCTGGCGCTGGAAGCGGGCCAAGGGCCTCGATTACGGCGAGGAGCTCGCCAGTTTCGAACGATCCAAGGAAGCCGCGATCGGCGCCGACCGTGCCGCAGGCGCTGTCGACCTTGCGCTGCCGGCGAGGGGACAAAGCCCTGAAAATTATTGGCCCGGCACGATCACGGTGACGCCATGACCCGCAGACCTGTCCCCCCGAACGGCCGCACCCGCCGCGTTTCGCCCGGCATAGACTGGATCGCGCCGATCGGCGGCTGGCGAACCGATGTCGAGATGGCCGATATGCCCGAGGATGCCGCCTTCCAGCTCGACAATTTCTTTCCCGAGGCAAACAGGGTGCGCGCCCGCTACGGTTTCCTCGCCTTTTCCACCGGTCTCGGCGCCGATGTGCAGACGGTCATTCCCTATTCCGGCGTGAGCAACCGGCTGTTTGCCGCCGCCGGCGACAAGATCTTCGACGTGACGGTGGGCGGTGCGGCCGGCGCGCCCGTCGTCTCGGGCCTGGCGAGCGCCCATTGGTCGGTGCAGCAATATACCAATCCGGCCGGCCAGGAATTCCTGCGCCTTGTCAACGGCCTCGACACGCCGCTGATCTTCAACGGCAGCTCCTGGACGAATAATTTCCTGGTCGGCACCGCGTCCCTCGCCAGTCAGAACGTCGCCGTGCGCAACACGGCCTATACGCTGAGCTTTTTCGGCACCGGCTCGGTGACGCTCTCCGGCGCCTTCGCCGGCACGCTGAACGGCACTGGCGCCGGCAACCGGGTGTCGCTCACCTTCACACCGGCGGCCGGCACGCTCGTCGTCACCGTGACGGGAACGGTCAGCAACGCCCAGCTGGAAAAGGGCGCGACCGCCACGCCCTATGTCGCCTCGACGATGATCACAGGCATACCGGACGCCTCGCTGCTCAGCGCCGTCACCGCCTATCGCTCACGCCTGTGGTTCATCGAGCGGGACTCGACCAATGTCTGGTACCTCGCCACCGACGCCGTCAGCGGCGCGGCGACGGTGCTGCCGGTCGGCGGCAACATGAAATATGGCGGCACGCTGGTGGCGATCAACGTCTGGACCATCCCGGTGTCGACAGGCCTGCAGCAGTGCCTGGTGCTGATCTCCTCGGAGGGCGAGGTGATCGTCTTCCAAGGATCCGATCCATCGAGCGCGGCGAATTGGGGCCTGATCGGCACCTTCAAGCTCGGCCGGCCGCTCGGCAGCGACCGCTGCCTGCTCTCGGTCGGCGCCGATCTGGCGATCATGACCACCGACGGCATCGTGCCGATCACCAAGGCGGTGCAGCTCGATCGCGGCGCCACCAGCCTCGGCGCCATTACGGCCAGGATCGGCCCGACATGGCGCGCGACCGTGGCGGCGACCGGAACCACCTCTGAGGAATGGCAGCTTTCGAGCTTCCCGGCGCGGCAGATGGCGATCGTCAACCTGCCGGCCTCCTTCGGCCCCTATCAATATGTGATGAACACCGAGACCGGCGCCTGGTGCCGCTTCGCCGGCATGCCGGCCTCCTGCTGGGCGACCTGGCAGGACCGGCTGTTCTTCGGCGCGGCCGACGGCACGCTGTACGAGGCGGAAGTCGGGGCAAACGACAATGGCGCGGCGATCGACGCGCTGATGGTCGGCGCCTGGAGCCGTTTCGGCGACGGCCTCTCGACCAAGCTTTCCAAGCTGATCGGAGTGACGGCCGAGATCGGCGTGTCGACGCTGATGTATGGCGGCATCTCGGTCGACTACCAGACGAAGGTGCCGACAGCGCTTCTGTCGTCGGTCGAGAACAATGCGGCGGCGAAATGGGGAACGGCGGTCTGGGGTGTTTCGAAATTCCCCGGCATTTCGCTGGTGCGCAAATTCGCCTCCGCCGGCGGCGCGGGTTCGGCTTTGGCGCCGACCATCCGGGCGCTGATCTCGGGCTCGTCGGGCTCGGTCTCGGAAGCCGCTGTCGTCGGCGGCTCGCTGCTTTACGAGAGGGGCGCGCCGATTTGATCGTCTCAGAACCCGGCGCCGAAATCGCCGCCTGGGTGGGCGCCAGGATCGGCGTCACCTTTCACCCGCCCTACACCACGCTTGCCCAGGTCGACCGCGGTCGGATTCTCGCCGGCTTCGTCTTCAACGTTTGGACCGAGCACGATATCGAGATCTCGCTTGCCGCCGACCGGCTGTCGCTGACGCTGATGCGCGCCGTCTCCGACTATGTCTTCAACCAGCTCGGCTGCCGCCGCGTCACCTGCCGCACCCGCGCCGACAACATCAGCGCCCAGAGACTGCTCGCCAGAGTCGGTGCTGAGCCGGAGGGCCGCCAGCGCGGCTATTTCGGCGATTGCGACGCCCTGCTTTACGCCATCATGAAGGAGGATTTTCCCTATGGTCTCCACGCCAAAGGCTCCCAAGGCGCCTGATCCGACCCAGACCGCGGCGGCGCAGACCGCCACCAACGTCGACACCGCCATCGCCAATGCGGGGCTCAGCCACACCAACCAGTATACGCCCGACGGCTCGCTGGAATACAAGGTCAGCGGCTATCAGACGATGACCGACCAGAACGGCAAGACCTATAAGCTGCCGACCTATTCCGCCTATCAGACCTATTCGCCCGAGAACCAGGCGATCTACGACCAGACGCAGCAGACGCAGCTCGGCCTTGCCAGGCTCGCCAACGACCAGACCGGCAAGATCTCCGGCATCCTCGGCACCAATGTCGATCTCAGCGCCGGCAATGTCGACAAATATGTCAACAATCACTGGCAGTCCGGCTTCAACAATCAGTGGGATCGCGACCAGGCGAGCATCGAGCAGAGCCTGGCCGACAAGGGCATCTCGATGGGCTCGGCGGCCTACGACAACGCCATGCGCGATTTTTCCACCCGCAAGCAGGCCGCCTCCGACCAATATCTCGGCGACATGTATTCGAATGCGCAGAACGCGATCCTGACCGAGCGCAACCAGCCGCTGAACGAGATTTCGGCGCTGATGTCGGGCTCGCAGGTGCATCAGCCGAGCTACGTCAACACGCCGACGACGCAGCTGCCGACCGTCGACCAGGCTGGTCTGATCAATGAAAACTTCAACCAGAAGATGGGTCTCTACGACCGGCAGGTCGCCCAATCGAACGCCGCAATAGGCGGCCTCTTCGGCCTCGGCGGAACACTCCTTGGCGGCTGGGCGAAATCCGACCGGCGGCTGAAGCAAGACATCAAACGCGCCGGCACGCTGGAAAACGGCCTGCCGGTCTACGCCTTCCGCTACAAGGAGGGGGGCCCGATGCAGATCGGCCTGATGTCCGACGATGTGCGCAAGGTTCACCCGGACGCGGTGTTCGAACATGCCGACGGCTTCGACCGCGTCAACTACGAAAGGGCAGTGGCATGAGGGGTTTCCTCTTCGGCGGCGATACCGGCAAGACACAAAATGAGATCAGCGGCGAGCGCAAGCGGCTGGCCTATGCCATGCTGCAGCAGGGCATGGAGACGAGCCCGGTGCAATCGCCGTGGCAAGGGGCGGCGCGTCTCGTCCAGGCCCTGATGGGCGGGCTGGCGCTCAGGCAGGAGGATAAGGAGCAGCGTGCGGGTGCGGCTGAAGCTCCCCCACCGATCATCTCCTCCGACGAAGCATTCGATCGCGATGACAAGCTCAACCCGGCCGATGCCACTCCCGTAGCGTCAGGACAAGCGAAAGCGGTAACTCCACCGGTCGCTGCCTCGGTCGTTCCGAGACAACGGGCTACCCCTGTCGCCATTGCCGGGACCACGCCTTCGCGCATGCGCAAAACACCGAACGGCACCTTGTGGAGCATTGAACAGTAATGGCGACAATCCAGGTTAATGGCCAGAATTTGACCGTCGACGACAGCTTTTTGAGCCTCTCTCCGGACGACCAGAGTCTTCTGGTTGATAAGCTATTGCGGAGCCTCCCTCAGCCCACAGATAGCGCCCCTCCACCTGTAGATAAGAGTCATATCGGCCAACTTTGGCCGATCAGCCGGGACCGCGACGGGAACAGATATTTCGATAGCGACGCCGGCATTCTGGGGATGGCAAAACGCGCCTTCATGCTTCCGGGTGACGTCTACAGCGGCAAGGTACAGATGTTTGGCCCAGATGGCAGGCCGACCATGGAGGGCATTGGCCGCTCGTTGGAATTTGCGTCGATCTTCACACCGGTAACGCCGGGGCTTCGCTCAGGAGAGGCGATCGTCCCAGGCGTGAGCAAGAACTTGCGAAAACCAGATAAGCTGGAGCCGCCATCCGGCGACGCTCTCCATGCCGAAGCAAATCGCAACTTCGAGATGATGCGTAACAGTCGTGTTGATTACTCAGCCGATGCCGTAAAAACAATGGCAGAGGCAGCCAAAACGAAGCTCGAAAAAGAGGGTTTCGACGCAGACATCGCCGGGAAGACTCATAAAATTCTCGCCAAGCTCTCCACTCCTCCGGAAGACAGCTTCGCGAGCATCGAGGGATTGGACGCAGCCCGCAAGACGTTCGAAAAAATAGTCCAAAGCGTCAAAGATCCGAACGATCAAGCTGCAGCGTCGCGAGTTATTCGAGAATTGGACGAGTTCATTGAGGCTGCCGATCCGGCGACGGTCGTTGCCGGAAAGGCCACTGACGCGGCCGACGCCCTTAAGGCCGCAAGCGGCAATTCCGCAGCCGCAAAGCGTTCCGATATCCTGAACGGGACTGACAGATCCCCAGATTTCCGCGCTGTACCGCATAATTCGGCCGAGAATGGTGCCGATGCGATTCGTCAACGTGTGGCCTCGACGCTTCTTCAGGACCAGGAGATGTTCGGTTTTTCTCCCGAAGAATTGGCAGCGCTCAAAACCATTGCCGAGGGAAGCGCGGCCCAGAACGTCACGCGTCGGATAGGAAAATTTCTGGAGGGCGGAAGCGGTATGGCCAGGATGCTGGGCGCGGCGGCCGGCGGCGCCGCGGCAGCGGTGGCGAGCAAGACTGGCGGCGCCGGAGCCACCGCCAGCGGCGCGGCTGTGGGTGCTTTGGTCCCGACGGTCCTGGGCCAGGGCAGTAAGGAACTGTCGAATATCCTGACATGGCGGGCGTTGTCTGCCGCTGATCGAATGGTTCGGCAGCGTTCGCCGCTTTACGAGGCCACGCTGAATGCGGCGCCGAAGGAAGTCGTCCGCCAACCGAAGGCGGAGGCACTCGTAAGAGCTTTATTGCTTTCTCAGCAGCCGCAGCAGCAAAATGGCGGGGGTGGGTGGTGATGGGGCTATCCCCGCATATCTTCCCACAAAATGGCACCCCCCAATGCCATCACGCTTATCGGCATGGCCCAAATAATCATTTTGACCGGTTGGCTGGCATACAGGAACATGTAACCGCCGACTGATGACCGCCAATCGCCACCATCGTCCCCAGTGTCATCGATATGTATTTCCTCATCAAAAATCTTTCCTGAGCGCTTGGGAGCCTGTGGAGTTCATAATGGCAGTCACCCGCAGGCGATCTGCATTGGGATGGCCATCGGCAGCAATGTTGCGAGCGTCACTATCAAACCAAGTGCGCCGCCCGACAGTCAATTCCCGGGGTCCTTTTTGTTTGGAGATTATCAGGGACGGAACAGGATCAACCGGCGTCTATTCGAAACGCGCCGAAACGACGCCTGCTGTCCGCCAGGTCATCGACCCCGCGCCCTGGAACGCGCTGACGACTCCCTGCCACGCGACGGCTCGGCGCCGATCGCGCCTGAAAAACAGACCCAGGTGCGACCAGGAATCGGAGAGGCGTGATCGGTGCCAGCGCGGATGTCTATCGCCGCCGCCCCTTGTTCAAGAGACGATAGCCCGATGTCGTTCAGAAAAGCTTGCTCAACAAGAATGCCTCGCATCCGCGGGGCCTTTTTCTTTGGAGACGATGAATGCCCAGAAACCCATCAACCGGCGTCTATTCGAAACCCGCCGGCACGACACCCTCCGTCGGCCAGGTCATCGATCCCGCGCCATGGAACGCGTTGACCACCGACCTCGGCAACGAAATCACCAACTCGCTGCCGCGCGACGGCTCGGCGCCGATGACCGCGCCACTCAAAGCGGCAAGCGGCACGGTTTCGGCGCCCGGCATCGGTTTCGCCACCAACCCTCAGACAGGCCTTTATCTGAAGGGCGGTGGTCTCCTAGGGTTCACGCAGAACGGCGCCGACGTCAGCTTCGAAAAGGCCTTGGTTTACTCTGCGAAGTCAGGCGATTACACGGCGCTTGCGTCAGACGACAATGCGGTCCATCGCTTCACCCAGGCAGCGACGCTCACCTTGAGCGCTGCCGCAACGCTTGGCGCAAACTGGCATTATTGCGTCATTGCCGATGGTGGCGACGTGACGATTGATCCCACCGGCTCGGAGACGATCGATGGGGCGGCGACACTTGTCCTCAAGAACGGCTATAGCGTCAACATCATATGTTCCGGTGCCGCCTTCTTCACCAACAAGCTCGCGGCCAGAATCGAGAGTAAAGCCGACAGTTCGGCCGTGGGCGATTTCGTCGTCGGCCTCATCCTTTCCAACAACGGCGCCAGCCCGAACACCCATATCGACTTTACCTCCGGCTCGGCCAGGTCGGGGTCGAGTTTCGTTTCCAGCGCAGCATCGTTCACCAAAAGGGTGACGGGAACATTTGCGGCCGGAACCGGCGCGGGCGGCCTTGACACCGGCGCCGTCGCAGCAAATGCGACATACTTCGCCTATGCCTTGCGCAAGGACGCCGATCTGTCTTTCGACGTGGTTTTCTCGACCTCGCCAACCATCGGCGGCATCACCACGACACTGCTCACCGGCTACACGATCGTGAAATGCGTCGGCGTGGTGCTGACGGATGGAAGTTCGAACATTCGGCCGTTTGTTCTGTATCCGAGGGACGAGTATACCTTCGTGACGCCGGTCAAGGATGCTGTCAGTGCCGCTATCTCTACGACCTCGACCCTTCTGGCGCTAACAGCGCCAAATGGGGTGAAAGTCAAAGCGAAGCTGCGTTTCGAGTTCACATCGTCGGCAACGACCAATGCGGCTCTGTTATCCGACCCTGCACAAGGTGCGCTTATTGCCGGCGCCGGCAATGACGGCGCCAACGTCGGCTCTATCCAGGTAGCGAGCGGTTTCGCAGTGGGATCGCAGGAGATATGGACAAATACAAGTCGGCAAATTCGGATGGCAGTGGGCGGTTCCACCGGCAGCATCTGGATCTGGACTGATGGCTTCCATTTCCCTTGCGGAAGGAGCTCTTGAATAAGCTCCACACCTGTGTTTGACATGCTGACATCACGCCAGGAGTAGAAATGGCACAGGTCGATAAGGCATCGTATCGTAATCGAGGCGGCGTAATCCAGCGGCTCGTCACTGCTTATAAGCGCTTCCGCTACTTCACCGCGGCCGGCGAAAATCTCGTGGTGAAGCGCAGCGCTGAGTTTCGCCTGGTGGGTCATGCCGTCCTTGAGGTCGGGGATCACGTCACCATCCAGGACCAGTCGTTCTTTCAACTTACAATGCCAGAGCCCAAAGTCTTCATCGGCAACAACACCGTAATCGGCCGGCGAAACATCATCACGGCAAAGAACCGAATATCAATCGGCAATGATGTCCTGATCGGCTCTGATGTCCAGATCATCGATCACGGCCACGGTATGAGGCGAGACGTACCAATCAGACTTCAGAAGGCCGAAATCGGCTTTGTAGAAATTGGTGATGATGTCTGGATTGGCGCGGGTGCCAAGATATTGATGAACGTCACGATAGGGACGGGAGCCGTGATCGGCGCAAATGCCGTTGTTACGGCCGATATTCCCGACTACGCGATCGCGGTGGGTTCCCCGGCGAAAGTTGTCAAATACCGCACTTGAATCAGATCCAGATTGTACGCGGCTATCATCGACGCGATCGTGCCACGTAGTTTTTAGGTTTTGCTCCTTCTTCAGCCCGATCTGGTGAATGGCGACAGCCATTCCTTTGAGAGTCGTAGCCAACGGCATTTAGTGTCCGTCTTCGTCGGACAGGGCTCATGCATCACTGAAAATCCGACTCGCACCGCCTTTTGAAACGGCGCGTCCCGCTAAATCCACAACAACCGGAGCCCACCCCATGCTCGTCCATAACTGGCGCGCAGTGATCAAGCACGCCTGGAGCGTCCGCCTCATGGCGCTCGCTCTGCTCTTCATCGTCCTCGAGCCCGTCATCAATTTCGTGGCCGCGACCTGGGTGTCGCGCAACCTCTACATCCAGCTCGCCATGTCTACGGCATCGGGGCTCTTCGCCGCGGCGGCGATCGTCGCCCGCATCTTCGTCCAGCAGAAAATCTCAGGAGAACTGAATGGCAAACCGCCTGCAGAAAGGTAGCGCCGCAGCCGCGATGGCCGTTGTATTGGTCGGAAGCTTCGAAGGGCTCCGACAGCATGCCTATCCTGACCCGGCCACTCAAGGTCAGCCGTGGACGATCTGCTATGGCAGCACCAATGGTGTGAAGCCGGGCGACTACAAGACGGTGGGAGAATGCAAGCTGCTGCTTTCGCTCGAGCTGCAGCAGTATGCCAATGGCATAAAGCAGTGTGTCACGGCCCCGCTTCCGGATGCCCGCTTCGTGGCGCTGACCTCCTTTGCCTACAACGTCGGCGTCAGGGCGGCCTGCGGCTCGAGCGCGGTCAAGCTGATCAACCAGGGCAGGACGGCCGAGGGCTGCGAGGCTCTCCTCAAATGGAACCGCGCCGCCGGCATCACCTTTCCCGGCCTGACGCGCCGCCGGCAGAAGGAGCGCGCCTTCTGCCTGGAGGGCATCTGATGTTCGGCCTTCTCGACGCGCTGAAGATGGGCGCCGGCATGGCCGCAGGCCTCGTACTCTATCACCTCTATGCCGTGTCGATCGGCTATCCCTCGGCGGCGCGTCAGGCGCGCGCCGGTTACGTCCTCATGTCCGAAAAGACCGCGGCCGAAGCCAGGGCGGCCGAGATGGAGCGCCAGCGGAATGCGGCCGCAGGCGCCGGTGAGGAGCACCGCAGGCGCCTGGAGGCCGCCAAGGCCGCCGAGCAGGCCGCCAGAGACACATTGGAAAACGAGATCCGATCCTATGAATTCGAGCTTTCGCAAACGAACCGCGCTTGCGCTGTCACTGCTGCTGATCGTGACTGGCTGCTCCGCCACTGAGCGCCTGAACAAGGCGGCGGTCGCGAGCGGGCAGGCGGCGGCCGGCATCGTGCTGCCGCCGCTGCCCGACGATCTCAGAAAGCAGGAAGCGCATGCGCCTGTCCGCGAGGGCGAGCCGCTGATTGCGATCCTCGCCCGCGAGCGCCAAGCACTCGACCGCGCCAACGCCCGCCAGGGGCGCAGCGTCAAATTCTATGATGACCTCACCAGCCGATATGGAACACGCCGATGATGAATGCCATTTCGCTCGCCCTTGCCAATCCGATGCTGAATGGCGCCGGCGCGAGCGCCGGAGACCCCGACCGCTACATGTTCTTCGCCACCCGCAACCGCATGCCGTCGGGCGCGATCGTCACCGCCGCCTCCGGCACGAATTATGTCTGCACCAAGATCGTCGTCAACACGCCGCAATACAAGACGCGGACCTTCCGCTTCCATCTCTCCGGCTTCGCCTCGACCGAAGGCGGAAATTCGCCGCAGGAAACCGTCGTCACCGGCACAATCGGCACGCCGGGCAATTCCGTGATCGCCGACGCCATGTTCATCCGCGTCGCCGGCGTCTTCTACCAGTGCCGCTTCGCCGGGGCGAACACGGTGACCGTCGCCGATCAGACGAACGGCGCCTGGACGGACGAACTCACCATTCCAGACGTCGCGCCGGAAAGCGAAATCGAAATCTGGCTGTTTTATCACACCGCCGTCGGCGAGAAGATCTGGCCGGTCTACCGCATCCAGAAGCATCGCGGCGAACGCGTCTGGGGCGCCGGCGATCTCGCCAGCCTGGTCGCCTTCAAGGATAGCCCGCTCGCCGACAGCACCGCCGCGCTCGATAGCGGCTATGGCACACAGGCGCAGCCGCAATATTGGGGGGCCGATTTCATGGTCGCCAAGGGCGACTGGGATGGAAGGCCGGTCGCGCTGGCGTTCGTCGACAGCATCGGCGAGGCGCGACAGGAATATTCGTCCGCAGCCGATATGCGCGGCAATCTCGGCTGGTTGCGCCGCTGGCTCGACAGGGACGGTGGCCCTGGCCGCATTCCGCATTGCCTGATCGGCATGCCCGGCGCCGGCTCCGTCCGTGAATATACCGGCAGCGGCTCCTCGATCGCGACCAGGCGCCGAGACATCATCCGAGAAATCAACGCCTTCAACGGCAATAAATGGCCGTTCACGGTCATAACAAATCAGATGGGGCAGAACGACACGGCCTCGACCTATACGCAGTTCTTCACCACCAATTACCGCTCGCTGGTCACCCGCCTGCGCGCCGAATATGCCGGCGTCAGAATCGTCGCCTTCCCGCCGCTGGGGCGCACGACCGTTACACGCAACATCACGCTGACCTCGGTCGGCACGGTTGCCACGGCGACCATCGCAAGCGGCCTCAACGGACTGGCGACCGGCCAGACCGTCAGCATTTCGGGAGCGACGCCGACCGCTTACAATGGAAGCTATGTGATATCGGTCGTCGACGCCAACACCTTCACCTACAATTTCGCCGGCGGCACCTCGCCGGCGACCGGGACCATCACCTGCAACGATCTCGGCCTGCGGGCGGAATATCAGGTCTATAGCGCCAACAACAGCTGGCCGTCGGACGGAACGGACGCTTCGGGCAAATGGCGGCTTCGCGATGATATCCTTGCGCAGACATCGGCTTGCTGCGACGCGGCAATCGATACCTACGCAGCATGGGTCTCCCCCTCCAGAGGCGGTGTCTGGCCCGGCATGCTGGAGCTTGCGAGCACGACATTGACCGCGCAGGCCGGAACGGACGGCGTTACCACCTATAACCAGATCGTCGTCGCGGATGCGAGCATCTTCAGGCCCGAGCAGACGCTGCACATCTATTCCGGTCCGGACGGCCTGGCTCGCTTGAGCACGCAGGTCATCGCCAGCATCGCCGGCAACGTTATCACCTATCAAGGCGTGAGCGCCGTCATTCTGCCGGCCGGCTCTGTGGTGCGTCCGGCGCCGTCCGTCGGGGAGCTTTCGCCGGTCTCCTTCATCCACCCGCAGCCGATCATGATCGACCGGATATCGAACGGCATTGCCCAGTCCGAGAAGCTCAAATTCAATCCCTGAGGTGGCCCCGCCATGACATCCAACGACGATATCCTGCGCGCTCTCGGGCGCGTCGAGGGAAGGCTGACCGGCATCGAGGAAAATGTCGCGCTGCTGCGCCAGGAGATGGGCGACGAAAAGGCCAATGCCCATGAGAGCCGTACGGTGATCCACAGACGGCTCGACGAACAGGCAAGGCAGATCGCCCATCTCGATACCAGGGTGGCAATCACAGGCGGAGCCGATACGCAGATCCGCGCCGAGATCCTGACGCTCAAGGAAACCGTCGAGAAAAACCAGGAGACGGTCGGCCCGGCGCTCGAAGAGTGGAAACGGATGAAATCGATCGGCTATGGCATCTCCGGGCTGATTGCCTTCGCAGGCCTGACGACCGGCGGAGTCATTGCCTATGCCAGCGATGGGGCTGTGGCGGCGCTCAGGCATTGGCTGAAGATCAGTTGAGCGGGGCGCGCCCAGCTTTGCGCTGTCTGGCAAGCAGGCGATTGACGGAGAATGCCGGCAAGTCAAACGCAGCAAAACGGCGTCAGCTCGGCTGATATATTGCCGTATTTCGCCACCTACTAAAATTAGACTTTACTAACGAACAAAACCGCCGCCTGTTTGTTATCCTCTTCAAGGAGGAAACGGACATGAAGAGCATGAGCAACCGCCAAGTTCGCGTTCCCGGGCCCCGGGAGCATGACGTTGCCGAGCATTGCCGCAAGTTTGGGATTGGCCCGGCGGAGGAGAAGAAGCTGAAAAAGCTGCTCGGGTCTCACGCACCGCTGCATGAGATCCGGGCCAATGCGCCGCCGCCCCAGCCGAAATGGCGATAG